GGGTAAGAGATAATCCACTAAATGAGTTTTCAAGTTCTACCGCACTATATTCACTATTGTATGATGTTTGTCCTGGTATTACTTTGGCACCCTCTTTAAAGATGTGATTACCAAACTTCTCTACCTGATTTTGCAATATACTCTGTAAGGTTGTCAGTTCTCGTGCTTGAACTGGATAACCTGGTTTGAATAATACTTTATAATAGTCCTTTGCAGAATCAAAGTCGTCAAAATATGGAGAGACGTTTAGGTTAGTTTCTTGTGGCATTATTCTTTAAAATTGCAAAATAACTTTGATGTCTTCTTTTTGATTTATCGATCTTGTGATCGATGGTCTATTATCGACGTAAATAATTTGTCCAGTGTATTTTTCAACCTCTGGTTGAGAAACACCATCGATAAACGACTGTCCAAGGTTATAAGTTCTATTATTTATTACGGTACTTATACCAGTAAAGTTTGTATCTATTCTCAATCCAGTATCGACTTCATTATTTTTAATTGTTATAGTTCCACCAGTACTGACAGTTGAAGTAAAATTATTTAATTTAAGACCATATCTTGCTGTTAAATTTTGAGACCCATCTGTATTAAATCCAGCAAGACTCTTATCCTGCCAGTACTTTAAAACACCAGTAACATTATCATAAGAGATAACCCTTCCTACGGCGGTAGAAGCAACTCCAACCGCTTGTGTAATGAAACTATCGGGTTGAGGTGAAAACGTTGTCACAGCAGATCCTGCAAGTCTTAGAGCGTATACTCCACTTGCTTTATCTATTTGTAAATTGGAAGTTGAATTGTATGCTTTTGGATTTTGTACTATTCCTATTCTAGCAACCTGATTCCCAACAATGAAATCAGGATTTTCCAAATCATTTTCAATTCTTGAATATATCAATACATTTTTTGCACCAAGCTCTTTGTAAATATCCGCACCATGACCGCCAGCTGGTGGAATAACAACTTCAAAAGATGGAGATATCGATCCTGATGGGACGTTTCCACCAACAAGATCCACAACACCATAAGTATATCCAGATCCACCTTTCGAAACATTTATCGATTCAACTTTTGAATCGTTACCAATTACAATAGTTGCTTCTGCTCCACTGCCATTACCCTTAATTGGAACCCTAGTGTAGGTTCTATTTGCAGTACCTAAACCAACTCCTCTATTTGATATTTTAACAATTTTCAATTGTCCACTAGTCTTGGCATTGTTTCTAATTGCAGCATGTTCATCACTTGTTTCCCAATCTGGCGGAACGGGAATGAAATCCAAAGAATCGAATTTAACAATATCACTTGGATTGATTGTATAAAGATATTTCCAAACATACCCATCACCACTGACACCTGCTGCTCTTGGTTCTAGATCAGTAAACTTTGGCTCATCTAAGGATGGCCTACCGTTTAAGTTTTCTGGATCAGTTCCATTTTGTAAACAAATATAAACTTTAAATTCGCTGTTTATTACAAAATAATTTGCACTATACAAATTAGTAGAATTTGTTGGACTTGAAGTATTGTCTCTTGTAAAATTACCTTGGTACATATCGTAGATAGTGCCAGAGTTCCAGGTTATTCTTCTAATAACCTGTCTAACATCAGAAGATGTTATTTTTTTCAATGCAATAACTGTATCCCAAACGTCGTTTTCATCTTGAAAACTATCCTTCGGAGCTGGTGGATTTGTATTCCACGTTGAGCTAACATTGGTTGCGTTTGGCAATCCAATAAAAGAATAATAAGAGTTGGACGTTGAAGCTATTGAAGTTACGAAATTCTTCGCACTCAATATCCTAAATTGATCAGTTATAATTGCAGACATTTTTTGATCTTTTTGGTTATTTATCTGAGGTAATTTTGGTATTCAAGAGGATTAACCCTTCTCACTATTGGCGATGTGCTTATTCCTGTTAACCCATTATTATATATCGAGAATGATTTGGTTTCCGAACGAGTTGTTGCTCCAATTCTTGCCCAAGAATAATTTCCATAGAAGTAGCTGTGACCAATTCCACTCAATCCATTGTAATCTTCAATGCTTACAACGACCTTAACAACATCAGTAATTCCAATACCAGGAACTCCACTTTGAGCAATGGAAACTGATATTGCTTCATAAACATTGTTAATAAATGACTCTCCATTTGAAATCAAGTTTCCACTAGAATTTAAAGAGGTGACTCCATTTCCGACAAAAGTATTTGAAACAACAAAGTAATAATTTGATTGAATACCACTTAAAGTAATAGCAGTTCCAACAATATCAGTATCTCTTAAATATGAAGACTCTGGAATATACAGATCAAAAACTAGTGCAGTTGATGCAATTCCAATAGTAGCAGTGTTAATTCCACTAATAATTCCAAAATCACCAGTGTATGAAACGTCAGTTATTGTTTCTAACACATTGTCTGGTGGCTCAATTAAAACTATTGGATTTGTGCTATACCCAACTCCACCATAATCAACTGTTATTTGTGTAATTGTACCTCCAACAGATATTGAAGCTGTTGCAGTCGCTCTTGATGTAGTGCCAAGACCAACAGGACTTTCGAAACTAATCACAGGAGAACCTGTATACCCAAATCCTGGATTTATTATTTCGACGGATGATACTGTTCCAACACCAGATATCTTTGAAATTGCTGTTGCTCCAACTTTTCTAGTTTGATCTATTATTTGTATTGTTGTTTGTGTATCTGATGGGAATGGATTTTCGTTGATTGAATCGAAGAAAGTTTTTGCACCCTCAACGAATATCTCACGATCTCCAATATTTACTGGTTTAATAATATTAGTGGTTGGATAAACAAGAGATTCATACTCTTCTCTATTTTTTGCAACATAAGAACCATCAACTAACTTATCGACCATTTGCTTACACCAAACAACAGATCTCAAATTATTTGTTGTTAAAATACCTACTCCTGCGTAAGTATTTGTTTTTGCTGTGTCAACAGCATCAATTGAAAATACTGTTCTTGCATCTTGGCGATGATTTTCTACATCAGAATATACTCGAAGAGTATCTCCAACTTGAACTGTTTCTAAAATATCATTAAAAACAACGTCAATGTCCTCATTTCCCTTATAGAAAAGAATTACAATATCATCACCAACCTTTGGTGGTTCAGTAAACTGAACAGTGCTACCACCATCAAAGATATATGATATTTTTGGTTTCTGTATAATGCCATTAACAAAAACTAATAAAAGTTGATTAACTTCAATTCCAGATCCTTCCCTGGCAACTATTGATTGTCTTTCACCATCTATTGATAGTGGGAAAACAGTAGAAAAACCATCAATGTAATTACCAATATTATCAAAAACAGTTAGGTTTCCAATATTCCATCCACTGAATTGTTTTTGATATTGATCTGTAACAGTTAATCTAAACTCTTTAAATTGTTTTGTGATATCTGTTGGTATTCCCGAGATGCCACCAATTGCAAAAGTTAAAACATCTCCAATTTCATAAGATGATCCAAATGATGTTAATTCAAAATCAATAACACTTGATCCTTGACCAACAACTACACTAACCTTTGCACCAGTTCCAACACCACTACTTCCACTTGCATATTGCAGATCTAAGTTTTCATATGAGAATGGAGAATCAAAAATAACTTTTGGTGGATTTGATGAAGTGTATCCCGATCCAGGATTTGTGATGACAACATCGACAACTTTTCCATCAAGAACAGTTGCAAAACCAACAATAACATGATTTGAACCGACTAGGTTTGATGTAGCAATAGAAACATTAATATTGGTTTGAATACCGCTTCTATAACCTGAACCACTATTTCCGATACTAATAGCAGAAATTGTTCCAGAAGATGAAACAATAGCAGTTCCACCAGCAGAAACTAGTGGTTGATATCCAAATCCTTTTGTTGAAGCAATAGAAACAATTTTTCCACCAACTGGCGCTGAATTAAAGAAAATTGATGTAATTCCTACTGTTTCTTTTAAGTATTGATTATTTTCAATCGGTTGTGTTCCAAATTTAGCGGGTGATTGGAATATTCCGTCAAGAAGAATGATGGCATTATCCGTAGAAATTCCACCAATGTTCTGATTGGAAGAACGTAAAGTAAACTCTGTTCCAATTCCATTAAATGAATTTGAAATATCATCAAAGATATAATTACTAGAATATGGTTCAACTGAGCTATTATTCGGACTTGTTTTCATAAAAGATCTTCCACTGAAAGAAGATCTTGTTGTAATACCAATGTAATCTCTTTCATCTGGTGGATTTGTAATAGATCCTATTGGTGATGGTCCATATGGAGCAGATGCAAAGTTCAACGTGTTTCCTACAATGTTATAGTTACCAACTATCTTATTAACAACAGAACCATTAGTATGGATTCCTAATCTTGTTCCCATCCATCTCCTTCTAACTCCAACTGTGCTAGTAACATCATTAATTGAGTCAACAATGAATATTTCACTATCAATTTTTAATAAATCTCCAACCTTATAATCACTTATTGAATTTAAAGATATAAAGTCGTCAAATACTGTTACTGTATTTGTAATATGTGTTGTAGATGAAGTTGCAACAATTGGTGATTGAATAATGTCATCAATTTCAATAATGACTCTTTGATTTTGTTTTTTGGATACAAATCTGTGAGAAATTCCTATTCCAATTGATGTTAAGTTCAGTGGTTTTGGTGGAATTGAAAGAGCATCAGATGCAGAAGCTGCTACTTTCACACTAAAATCATCTATTTTAATAATATGTACATCTGATGGCATTAAATCAGTTACACCAACACCAGGAATAGAAGTTGTTGCTATTCCTATTGGCGAATAACCAGCAAATTTTGGATATGTATAAGATACTTCTTCTCCCGTGACAAAGAAATGTTGATCCAAAGTAATGACATCTGAATTTAAATTAACTACAAGATTATCAACTGGGGATTCTATTCTTGGATCTGTTGTAGGATCAAAATATTTTTGGAAAATATCTTTTTGTTTATATGTTAAATTAAATGCCTTTGCAATATCCAATTCAGTTCCCAAGTAATCTCCAAATCCAGAATTTATTGATGCATTATTAAAACTTATTCCAGTGTCTGGGTTAAAGTTGTCAATTATTCTTAATCCATGCTGGAAAACTTTTACATCAACATCAATATCTGCATTTGGGGTGTATAATACATCAACATTTGTTCCACTAAATGCTATTCCGATAGTTCCAAGACCAACATTTGTGAATAGGTTTCCAAATTCACTTGTCATTACATCATCAGCATCATTAATTGCAACAACTTCAAAAAATTCATGATGATTATTAGTGGTATCGTTAACAGAAACCATTAAGTATGCACCATCATATACGCTAGTTGACCAACCAGAAATTTTATTTGCAATCGGAGCAGATGTAGATCCAATTCCAGTATATACAGTTTCTACTGTATTTGTATTAAATGTCATAGATCCTATTCCTGTTCCAACTGTCACGCCAAATCCAACAGTTAATGTGTCTGTTGTTCCAGCAAATCCAGCATTTGGATAGAAATCTAGGTACATCAATTCAGTATCAAAAATAACTTCTG